CAGAACATTGCTTTACACTAAAGGCACTAAAAGATATAATGGATAACTATCCTGATGATCATCTTAAGATCTATCTATATTTGTTTTACATGACCTGTCCTAATCCAGATATGAATCCATTCTTCAACGTTCCACACATGGATAAAGAAGATATTATACTGAATGAAATACAGGCTACATTCTCTACAGAAGATGATGATATAGTTACAGCACTTAAGTTTTGTCAAAGAATGTATGAAACTCCTACCTCCCGCGCGTATGAGGGTATGCAGAAAGCATTAGATAGAATATCTAGATATCTTTCTACTACACAAATTACTGATGGTAAAGATGGAAACATAGCTCAGATTAGAGCAATAGCCAAAGACTTTGATGCTATCAGACAATCTTTCAAAGGAGTGTATAAAGATCTCCAAGAAGAACAACAAAGCAAAGTGCGGGGTGGACAAGGTTTAGCATATGATTCATAATGGAAGCATTCTGGGAAAACATACCAACTTGGGATAACGGTACATGGACTACCACATCTTTTGCTACAAGAGATGAGTTCCGTATATTCCTGCTTACCATATTTAAAGAACCTGGTCAGTATAATTTCAATGAAGACTCTAATAGAATCTTTAATGAACAGGCCCAGATCTTTAAATCAACTAATGTGTATTGTACAGCTCCATTTAGATCTAAAGACTTTATTAAATACTGGGATGACCAAAAGCTAAAGTGTAGAAATGGCGTATTAGTAAAGTCAGGTAAAGAAACTTGGTATCTGGCCCGGGAGTATTATATGTGGCTAAACTTCTTGCCTATCTTCAACAAAGAGATTCAAGCATTTGGATTTGCTGATATCAGAGATGCTCAGTATCACATGGCATTGTATGAGCAACTAGCAGAATTACACTATAAGCATTCTGCTATTCTTAAGAAACGTCAGATAGCTTCTTCATATTACCATGCTGGTAAACTTATAAATCAGCAGTGGTTTGAAGCCGGTGTAACTCTTAAGATGGGAGCATCACTAAAGGATTACATTAATGAGAAAGGTACATGGAAGTTCTTGAATGAATATGCAGCATTCTTAAATGAACATACAGCATGGTACCGTCCTATGTCACCAGATAAGGTCATGATGTGGCAGCAAAAGATTGAAGTAAGAAAAGGAGATAGAAAAGCTGAAGTAGGTCTCAAAGGTACAATACAAGGTATGTCATTTGAGAAAGACCCTACTAATGGTGTTGGTGGACCGGTAAAATACTTCTTCCATGAGGAGGCCGGTATTGCGCCCAAGATGGATACAACATATGGATATATCAAGCCTGCACTTAAGTCAGGTATGATAACTACAGGTATGTTTATTGCCGCAGGATCTGTGGGTGACTTGGATCAGTGTGAGCCACTAAAAGAAATGATCCTGAACCCGGAGGCTAATGACATCTATGCAGTAGATACTAATCTTATAGATAAAGATGGTACTGTAGGTGTATCAGGTTTGTTTATTCCTGAGCAATGGTCTATGCCACCTTATATTGATGAGTTTGGTAATTCTAAAGTAGAAGAAGCTCTCCAGGCCTTAGATGATTACTTTGAAGAGTGTAAGAAAAAGATGTCTCCAGAAGCATACCAGCTTGAGATATCACAGCACCCTAGAAACATAGAGGAAGCATTTGCTCATAGAAAAGTATCTATATTCCCTCAGCATCTTGTTAATGCTCAGTTGAGAAGAATAGAAGATAAAGAGTATTCATATGAATTCTTAGATATCTATAGAGATGAAATAGGACATCCTAAAGTAAAAGAAACAAGCAAGCTTCCAATATCAGAATTTCCAATATCTAAAAAGACAGAAGATAAAACAGGTACTCTAGTAGTATGGGAAAGACCAGTAAAGGATCCTAGCTTTGGAATGTACTATGCATCTATTGACCCCGTGTCAGAAGGTAAGACAACTACATCAGAGTCACTCTGTTCTATTTATGTTATGAAAGCCCCTGTAGAAGTAACTAAGGTTACATTAGGTGAAACAGAGACATACATAGAACAAGACAAAATAGTTGCAGCCTGGTGCGGTAGATTTGATGATATAAAGAAAACTCATGAGAGACTAGAACTTATAATAGAATGGTATAATGCATGGACAGTAATAGAGAATAACATCTCTCTCTTTATCCAGTATATGATATCTCAAAAGAAGCAAAGGTTCTTAGTACCTAGGACGCAGATTATGTTCTTAAAAGATCTAGGAGCTAATGCGAATGTATTTCAGGAGTATGGTTGGAAAAACACCGGTGTATTGTTTAAGTCACACCTTCTATCATATGTAATTGAATATACAAGAGAAGAGTTAGATACAGTAACCAAAGAAGATGGTACTATTGTAAGAACAACTTATGGAGTAGAACGTATTCCAGATCCGATGTTGCTAAAAGAAATGAAAGCATATCAGGAAGGACTCAATGTTGACCGTCTAGTATCCTTTGCTGCACTAGTAGCATTTATGCGTATTCAGCAGTCTAACAGAGGATATATGAAAAGAATGGTTATGGATGAAGCATCCAAAAACTTGCAAAAGTCAGAAAATTTGTATAAATTAAATAACAGCCCTTTCCGTCATATGGGAAAGAGCAGTACCACAATGGCTAAAGGTCTGAAAAGATCTCCATTTAAAAACATAAGATAATATGCAGGTATATAACGCCCTACAGCTCAAGAAAGGAGCAAAAGTTCAGCATAATAGAATGGGTAGTATTACCCAGCCATTACAGTTCTTGCCTAAGAATGAGAAAGATCAAGAGTGGGCAGCATGGAACTTAGACTGGTTAGAATGGAACGGACTTAAGCAAATTAGAAAAAATGCCCGCAGGTTAATGAAGAATTATAAACTTGCAAAGGGTATTATAGATAAATCAGACTATATCATTGAAGAAGATAATGAGTATAGAGATATAGTAGAGACATTAACAAAAGAAGATTACTCAGCATTAGAACTAAAGTTCTATCCTATTATCCCAAATGTAATCAATGTTCTTGTAGCAGAGTTTGCTAAGAGATCAACTAAACTTACATACCGGGCAGTAGATGAATTCTCCTATAATGAAATGATGGAGAAGAAGCGCGCAGATGTAGAAGAAGTTCTAATGGCTGATGCACAAATGAAAATTGTTGCTGCCTTAATGGAGCAAGGACTAGATCCTAGCTCTCCTGAAGCTCAGCAACAAATGGATCCTGCTCAGTTAAAGACACTACCAGAGATTGAAATGTTTTATAAAAAAGATTACAGATCTTTAGTAGAACAGTGGGCAACACATCAACATAAGGTTGATGTAGAAAGATTTAAGATAGATGAATTAGAAGAGCGTGGTTTCCGTGACTCACTAATTACAGATAGAGAGTTCTGGCATTTCCAAATGATGGATGATGATTACAATGTAGAACTTTGGAATCCTGTATTATCATTTTACCATAAGTCCCCAGATGCAAGATATATTTCTCAGGCTAACTGGGTAGGTAAAACAGATATGTTTACTGTAGCTGATGTTATTGATAAGTATGGATACTTGATGACAGAAGAACAATTAGAAGCACTAGAAGCTATCTATCCCATCAGATCTGCAGGATATAACATTGGTGGTATGCAAAATGATGGGTCATATTATGACGCAACTAAAACCCATGAGTGGAATACAAACCTTCCATCACTAGCATACCGCCAGTATACTTCAATGGTATCCGGTAACATACTAGAAGGTGGTGATGTTATTTCACAAATACTAGCAGAAGGTGAAGATTATAATGTAGCCGGTACAGCATATCTACTAAGAGTAACAACAGCATATTGGAAGTCACAGCGTAAAGTTGGTCACTTAACTAAGATAGCTGATAATGGTGAAGTTACTAATGAAATAGTAACAGAAGACTATAAAGTTACTGATGCACCAATATATGACACTAAACTCTTTAAGAATAAAACAAAAGATAACCTAGTATATGGAGAACACATAGACTGGATCTGGATTAATGAAGTTTGGGGAGGTGTAAAGATTGGACCAAACATTCCATCATTCTGGGGTATGAATAACCCTGGAGGATTTACACCTATCTATCTTGGTGTAGATAAGAATAAAATAGGCCCTCTTAGATTCCAATTTAAAGGTGATGAAAGTCTTTACGGTTGTAAGCTTCCTGTAGAAGGTGCCGTATTCTCAGATAGAAACACAAAGTCAACAGCATTACTGGATCTGATGAAACCATATCAGATTGCGTATAATATTGTTAATAATCAGATAGCAGATATCCTAGTAGATGAACTAGGCACAGTTATCATGTTAGATCAAAATACTCTTCCTAGACATTCATTAGGTGAAGACTGGGGTAAAGGAAATTATGCAAAAGCATATGTAGCAATGAAGAACTTTCAGATGCTACCGCTAGATACTTCTATTACAAATACAGAAAACGCATTAAATTTTCAGCATTTCCAGAAACTAGATCTGTCTCAGACAGAACGCTTGTTATCGCGGATTCAGCTTGCTAATTACTTCAAACAACAGGCCTATGAAGTGATTGGTGTGAATCCGCAACGCATGGGGCAACAACTATCACAGCAAACGGCCACAGGAGTAGAACAGGCAGTTAATGCATCTTATGCACAAACTGAAGTCTACTTTATTCAACACTGTGATTATCTAATGCCAAGAGTACATCAGATGCGTACTGATTTAGCTCAGTACTATCATTCTAAGAAACCATCTGTAAGACTACAGTATATGTCTACAGCAGATGAGAATGTTAATTTCCAAATCAATGGTACTGATCTATTGATGAGGGATCTAAATATATTCTGTAGTACTACAGCTAATCACCGGGCAATACTAGAACAACTTAAGTCAATGGCTCTTCAGAATAATACTACAGGAGCTTCTATATATGACTTAGGTAGAGTAGTACAGTCTGACTCCATTGCAGAACTTAACAGCGTACTTAAAGCTGCTGAACAAAAATCTTCAGAGATTAAACAGCAGGAAATGCAATCACAGCAACAAATGCAAGAGCAACAACTTCAAGCACAAGCGGAACAACAAAGACTTAAGCTTGATCATGATGCTATGGAAGCTGAGAAAAACAGACAGCGTGATATCCTTGTTGCTGAAATACGTGCAGCAGGTATGGGATCTATGGTTGATATTAATCAGAATCTACAATCTGACTTTGCAGATGCCATGAAAGATATCCGTCAAGAAGAGCAGTATAAGTCACAGATGGATCTTGAAAGACAAAGGGAAGCTAATAGAAACTCACTAGCTGCACAGAAGAATGATATAGAAAGACAAAAGCTTCAAGTACAACAAGACATAGCAGATAAACAATTACAGATAGCTAGAGAGAATAAAAACAAATATGATAAAGGATCAGAGAAGAAAAAGTAGTTTAGCTATATATTGCCAAAAAAGACTTTTGAATTTTAAATTTCTCAAGTTTATCTCCTGAAATTTTATTATATTGAATTAAGTAACTTAAAAACCAACAAATATGGAAGACACTAATAAAACTAGTGATCAGACCCTTGACTCTACAACGGTAGGTCAAGTAGATGTAAATTTAGATGAAATCTTTGGTACACCGGGAGCAGAGAACATTATGCTTCCTGAGAACAAAGAAGAAGAGAAAGTTAAGTCAGTATTCTCTAATGAGAATCTAGTAGATGTAACGTTCATTGACAAGCCTGCTGCTGATTCAAAAGAAACAGTAGCAAGCAAAGAAGAAACCAAACAAGAGGTTGAAGCTACAATAGCTGAGCTTGACAACTTGATTTCTCAAGAAGAGGATGCTGGTAACAAAGGAAGACCAAAGGTTGATAAATCTGGTCTTGCTGAACTTGCAGCTAAAATGATTGAAGAAGGTACTCTAATTCCATTTGATGATGATAAATCATTAGAGGATTATACAACAAAAGACTTTAGAGAACTTTTTGAAGCTAACTTCCAAGAAAGAGAAAACAAGATTAGAGAAAATACTCCAAAAGAGTTTTTCCAAGCTTTGCCAGAAGAGCTTCAGATTGCTGCTAAGTATGTAGCTGACGGTGGCCAAGATCTTAAAGGTCTGTTTAGAACTCTTGCTCATGTAGAAGAAATAGTAGAACTAGATCCAGATAATGAGTATGACCAAGAAGAAATTGCACGTCAGTATTTACATGCTACAAGATTTGGAACTCCTGAAGAGATTGAGGCTGAGATAGAAGATTGGAAAGATCTAAACAAACTAGGCCAGAAAGCTCAACAGTTCAAACCAAAGTTAGATGCAATGCAAGAGCAAATTATTGCTAGACAACTTGCAGAACAAGAACTTAAAAAAGAACAACAGGAGAAAGCAGCTAAAGTATATACAGATAATGTATATAACACTCTTGTAGCTGGAGAACTTGGTGGAATCAAGTTAGACAAGAAAACTCAGTCACTGCTTTATTCAGGACTAGTACAACCTAACTACCCATCTATTTCTGGCAAACCTACAAACTTACTTGGTCACTTACTTGAGAAGTATCAGTTTGTAGAACCTAACCACAGTCTGATTGCAGAAGCACTCTGGCTACTTGCTGATCCAGATGGATACAAAGGAAGAGTAAGAGAGATTGGTGGTAAACAAGCTACTGAAAAAGTAGTAAGACAATTGAAAACTGAAGAGCAAAGAAAGATTACTTCATCAACACCAGATGATGATGATGACAGACCTAGAAAAGCTCCTCAAAGAACAATACCTAGAAATCAAGGAAATATTTTTAAACGCTTTTAATTATAAATAAACTATGGGAGGAATACTAAAACTTGCAAAGGGGTTTGGGAAAACTGGATCAAAAACTGCTAAAGCTACAACTACTCTTAACAGAGATAAAAAAGCTGCAGATTTTGTGAAAAAATTTGATAAGTCTCGGGGTAAAACAGTTACCTATGAAGAGTTTTATGAGCCTGCAGCAGCAAAAGCAAAAAGAGAAGGTAAAGCTATACTTAAAAAAGCAAAAAAATCTAGTTTTGTAAAAGGTGTTGTTGTTGGTGGTGGAGCTGCAGCTATTGCTAATGCCCTTACTAAAAAAGAGCCTAGTGCTAAAAAGAAAACAAAAAGAGCACTTAAACCAAAAGTTAAATACAAGTTTTAAAGAGTAAATAATAAATAAATAAATAACAAACAAACAAAAACAAACAAACATGGCAACTCCAGTTTTAAACAATGGTATATTCCTGCGTGACACTGCTTACAATGCTACGTCTCACGTGGATTCTTACCACCTAAA